CCAGCCTGTTCGGCTACAATGGTGGCAAAAGGCAGGACAGTAGATGAACCTGCGATTGAAACATACTCTCGAGCATGCGCAGTTGAGGCCGCTGCTACAAGAGCAATGGTTGCGATTAGTTTTTTCATGTTTTCTCCTATGAATAACAGATGGCCACTCAACGCGCCATCCATTATTATTTACTATTATAAAAATAAACCTAACAAAACTGTAATATTTTAATTTTCTAATTGATTAAGTTTTGCTTTGAGTTCATCATTTTCTTCGCGCAGTTCTTTAATACGAACATACGCTGATTGCAGTGACTGCTGCAATTCGTACACATTACGCTTCATAAGATCATTAGTTTCTTCAGCGTTAAGTGGTTTTTTATTTAGTGGGATTCCGAAAGAGTATTCCATTTTGTATATAGTTCCTCTTGGAGTCTATACGCTTCTTCCTCCCATGGCAATGCCATATATTCTTCTACAGTGGAATAAAGCGAGAGGTACTCGACGCCATCCCAGACTTTGATGACTCCGTTATCTTTTAGTCTGCCGCGACAGTGCTGACGTACATGTACCATTTCGTGAAAGAGTGCGGTTGCTAAGTCTTCTTCGATGAGACCACGTTGCAGTTCGATTTCATGTTCATTAGTATCTACACAAAGATGAAATCCATCTGCATCGCCTTCGATATCAGTGAGCATAACTTCAACGTCAAGGTTTTGTTTACGAGGCATCAGTTCTTTGCATGCAAAATCAAATGCATCCACGACTAAGGACCTTTCGGCTTGAGTGCCACCTATGACGTTAATACTTAGCATATCGTTTACTCCATTATTTGTATTATTATACCAAGTAATAGAGCATTTGTAAATAGCTATGCCGAAGAAAATTCGTTAGGATCTAGTGGTGCAGCTTCTTTTTTCTCAGGTCCATATACTTCTGCATACACATTATCACTTACTTTAATTTTAAATTTGTCGTGAGTATGATGTAGAACAAACTTAGTATCTTTAAACTCGAGAAACATACCTGTCCAGATTGGACGCCAATTGCCGATCAAACGATGACTATTGGTATTACCACGGTCAGAATTAAGAACAAGATCTGAGAAGCTACGTGGATTCCAATCAAAAATAGAATCGAAACCATACATATGCACTTCATCTGCCTTTAGTCTATTACATGCATAATGTACTGCTAAATGACCACAGTTAAAATTAGTATAGCCTTGACCAACACCATCACCTGGCATCAACGCGTATTTAGGTAATTCTGTATAGAACTCACGAATTTGTTGAGCCCATTTCATATGATAAGATGGATTATCGTTACACCATTTCTGTGGTCTAAACCCGCAAATCCATTTACCATCAATTACAACTGATCCACTCTTCATAGCATTCATAAACTTGAAGTCGACCATTGCTGTTGCGTATTTGTCTTCAATAGGAAATGGTGTTTGGTTACATGCGATTTTTAAACCTTTACGAGGTTTACGCTGAAACAGTTCGGCCTTATCACCATTACCAATTACATGAACTACTCTAGGCACGCATCTTCTCCTTGATTTTGTCCTTACCTTTAGCTCCAGTCCAGTGCATTACTTTTTTATGTGGGCTATTTTGCCTATCATTTGCAACCTGTACACGAAGCCAATTATATTCGTTCGGTATTGGATTTATATATGTGAGAGTTTTGAGAGGATCATCGAGCATCTGAGCAAGAGTCTCTTGATCTCCACGTGCAGGATTTTCTTGTACTTGTTTGGCCCAATCGTAAAGAATATTAGGCTTCTTAATAACACCCACAATCCCAGAGTTATACATCTCCATACCAAATCGTTTTGACCATGGCTTATCTTTTACCATATTCAGTTTGTTTGGTTCTAAGCGATCAAAGATGTCATCAATTGGTTTAAGCACTTCACAATCAGTATCGATCCATACTGTCATTTCAGCAGGAGAATAAATGATTGCCTTCGGCTTTTTAAACCAACCTTCTTCTTGAATATGTGTCATGTCAATAATAGCATGCACATACTTCTTGTATTTCTTTGGGTTTTTCATGCCAAAGTCTGCAAGAAGGATTGGTGTCTTATTGTGCTTCTTGTAATTTTCGAAGAACCACGGTAACATCCATTCGGTGTTGCTATCTGCGCCAGTGATGAAAGCTTTTTTAAATGATTTGATAGTTTTCGTCAAAGTTGTGTTTTGCATAGCAACCGTTTTCATTTTGTATCGTTGTGAAATAATCATGTGCTTCAATTGGCCACGGATAAAATTCTCTTAGTATTCTGTCAAATTTGTCAAGATGTAAAAATACATCTGTAGGTGCTGCGTCAATCTCTGCCCTTTTTAATAGCTGTGCTGCACCGAGTGGTGTAACCATATATGCATGTGCACCGGGAAAATATCTTTTAGAAAATAATGGTTGTTCACCTAAAGTCGGTGATTCATTATATTTTCCATACGAAGGTTTACCAAATGATACAACATGGCCGAAAATGGTTTTAGGCAAGGCATCAACAAATACTGCATCGTGCTCAAGAACTAGAATAGGCTTTTTCTCATTTTTTGCCATTCTCCATAATGCATGATGCGAAGAAAATGCTGCCATACAATTTTCTAACCGAGAATATTTTTCATGGAAATTAACTTCTGGTAAATTATAATGAGCAAAGTGTGCTTTTAAGTCAGTATTCTTTGGAGTATATGCCCAAAAATGTTTAACAGGAATGCCGTACTTTTTTCCAGAGTCAATACATCTTTTAGCAGCTTCAATTGAATCTGGATTATCTCTAATTGTAATTACATAAGCTTCTAATTTCATAGCGTAGTAGTACTCCTTAATCCTTGAACATATGTATAATAATGTTTAGTCTGTCCCAGTGTAGGAATAAGTTGACGATTCATGATAGCATCATTAGGCCAACAGCCGTATTCTTTTACAAGATCTAACATTATTTGTGCACCAGATGGTCTAATATAGTATGAAGAATTCCCAGCAATTCCTTGAGGAACAGTATGCTCGTCGATAAGAGGAGCTCGAGTAATATTATGTGGATTTTCTTGAACTATTCTATCATACGCCTTTGCTAATCGGGTAGCACCGATCGGATTGTTTAAACCAATAATATCATATTTTGAATTGTTTAATTTTTCTAAAGGTAATTCGTCACCAGTATAAATTGCATCATGTTCATTAATTACAATAGGCACATCATGCTTAATGCATCTTTCCCATAACATATAGTGAGAAAGAAAACATCCCATTCTCGCACCACGGTTTTTAGTTTGATACGGATTTAGAATAAGACCGGTTTGAAAATGAAACTCTTGACTTTCCCATGGATATGTCCATTTGAGTTTATGTTTTTTCATTAATCTTTCGACAGAGCCCGGAGTGATAGCATCAAATCTATTAATTTTGACATTGCCCGGTGCAGATCTTTCGCATCTACGAAAAGCTCTATCACACAACTCGTCTGCCGGAATTGTAATCACATATGCATTAATCATAAAATACCCTTATCTACCAAAGCAAGATAGTTTTCCATCTTCTCACGCTTTGGTCCTTGTGGTGTAACCTTCGTACGAATATGTATAAAGCCAGCTTTTTCAGGATTTGGAAGAAAAGAACATTGACACCATTTATTATCAATGTATCTGCTTTTTTCATCAAACCACATAGAACCAAATACTGTTAGTGTATGGAAAATACCTTCATCCTCAAAATGATAAGGCTGATTGTAATTACGAGTCCACAAGTATGTATCAGGATCTTTATCCCACACATTCCAAAATCTTTGACGTGTAGCACGATCGAACTTATAGATTGCACCACCCCAATATGGTTTACTAATATCAGTCTGTGCTTTATACTGTTCGCATAGTTTGCGGTGTAACATCTGCTGAACATTGTTATACATGCCACAACCTTTCACGTCAAAGACGTTTTCGGTCATACCTTTCGGTGCAAACATATCAATATCCAACATAAGAACTTGATCATATTCATCAAACTCTGGATGGATCATATAAACCTTTTGACAAGGAGATGTAAGTCTTTTGTCTAAAGGTTTTCCAGTAATAAGGCGATAGTCAGCTCCAACCATTTCGGCATATTCTTGAATGTTTGCCATTGATAGTTTATCAAGCTGACGTAATTCGCCGTCGAAGTGCTGAAGGATAAGATTTGTCATTTATCGCCTCTAATAATCTTTCCTGCATGTGCTACAACAGTGTCGAGACATGCAACATTTTTAAATCCAGCATCGATAACCATTTGAATTACTTCTTTAAGTGTAGCATCGAGAGGATCATTTTCATTACCAATACTTTGTGCTTCAGCATATTCGAGGTAGAGTGTACCACCTTCTTTTAGCTGATCTTTCCATGTTTGTAGTGTGTATTCAGGTTTAATTACATGATCATAAGCATTCGAATAGACTACATCAAACTGACCGATCCATTCTTCGTTTGGTTCTTGCATATCCCATTGCACAGTATGTTTAAACTCATGTGCATTATCAGAGATTTCAGTACCAACGTATCGAGCATTTGGCCAATACCTAGCGAAGAATGTCATCTCTTTACCATTGCGAGTACCATGGCAAATAACACTTTCTGCGGTACCTTTATCTTCTGTGATACCTTTCATGCCAACTTCTCGCGCATAGACCCATGAAACTTTTTTTTTATTTTCACGAGTCTGAATATTTACATATTCGTCGTAGTCTTTATATTCGTATACTTTAACCATCTTTCTTTAATACTGTGTAGCCTACATTTGTAGTGCCACGTTCCAGCACCTTCCATCCTGGGTTATTAAAACAAAATTCTTCCAAGCATGTATGTAGTTCAGGCACTGACCATGTATCGTGTGCTACAATATATTTCTTTACTCGTTTGCCATGCATTTGCAATTCTTTTTGCATATGGAATGCACGATGATAAGAATCAATAAGCAACATATCAACAGACGGACCAATTGAATCCATCGATGTCGAATCTACTTCTTTAATTTTTAGTACAATTTTATTTTCCTTTGCATATTCCTCTGCAAGAGGTTTAAGGAATTTATTGTATCGATGCATATCGATATCAATGCCTTCTACGTATTTAAATCCTGCGAGAAGAGCATTGGCAAGTGTACCGCCTTGGTGTACACCGAGTTCTGCATATGTCTTACATTCTGGTGCATATTTTTGGATTGCATCATGCTGCTCACAATAATCATGGCCATGTTCTTCTTCTTGACCCGCACGAATATCAGTATAAAACTCGACTACGTCTTTGACGTGTTTCAAATCAACATTAATCATTTGCTATTCTTTTCGTTTCTTCATATGAATAGTGGTCTGCACCATTCAGTTGCATATGTACAAACTGCGTTTGCTTAGTACGATAATCCGAGATAGGACGTGGTTCTTGACCTCTCGTACCAGGCGTATGATGCAGCTGGCTATTCCATATATATGGCATAATTTCCCAGTTAAAATTACAGAACTCAAGCATCGCGTGTAGATATGGTTGATCGCAACTATAGAAAGGTGGTAGACCATGTTGTTTGGTCATCTCTACGTATTTCTTAAAATCTACAAAATTGCTTTGAGCCTGCATTCTTGCATTGGCCGAATACATTACCACGCCAGAATTAAACACTTTTGGTAAATTACCTGCAGTACGAGGCATTTTTACTTGATATGTGCTTTCGATTAGTTTTACCCAACGCTCATCGTTCGCATTACAGATACCACCAATATTATGTTTGGTTCTAATCTGAGGCTGCATATATTCTTCTGAGATCCAAACATCTACAGGATACAGATTTTTTTCGGCCATTTCATGGCGCCGACCCATAAAATCTGCAAAGATATTCCTACGTGGTCTTTCTCGACTATGTGTAATAGGAATAATGTCTGTATCACAGAAAAGAATATAATCATAGTTGTCGTATGCCTTATCGAACAAAGGTTTGAATGCACCAAAATGTGGTTGATACGAACCTAAATTCTTTCGTTGGATACGTGCTTCTTCTGGCCAAGATGGATTCAATTCGAATACATGATCAACGCCAATAGCGTCTGCGTATTCTTTCATCATCTTCACACCAGCTTCATTGCCTGGTGAGAGTTTCCCCTCCCAGTACTGATAAATCACTGCCTTCATTTAGCAATAAGTCTCCGCTTGCCTGTCACTTTATCAAATGTATGTTCGACTGTGAATTTAGTTTCGAGCCGACCACCCAATTGTTTAAAGTAGTCTACATTATTAATACCATCAAAATCTTCGTTATATGAAATATATATGTAATCGTAAAGAGGCAAATATTCCTCTACGACATCACGCACTTCCATAGAACATTCATTCAAACTATGAGAAGCAAAAAAGAGTGAAGGACCACTCTGGCCACTTGGTTTGAGTTGAGAATTGTGTGTCCGCCAATTGGCATGAATACCTTGAGCATTTAAATACGATTGTTGAATTTGATGCAATGGCTCAAGATCTACTAACTGATAGAAATCAGTTTCAAATAAACGATGCCATACGCGCACAAAATTTCCATATCCTGCACCAAAATCTGTTAGCCATTTAATTTTATTTGGATCAAAATACTTTTCGATCTCTCGGATATACAAAATAGACCGAGCTGTTGATTGGCTAATTTTGCCATGCAGCTTTGGTCCACCAGTTTTAGGATCTTTGACTTTCTCAATATACGGATCATTTTTAATTGCATCCATTAGATTACGAACATGAATACCAGAGAATGCACGCATAAATGATCCAGATGCGAGATAACTATCAGGCTTATTGTTAAAGTCTACGACTAAACGATTTGGTTCAGAATCCCAAAAACTCATTACATCACCTTATGCATGAGTTGTTCTACGTTCTCACCTCTTTGAGGCAATTTATCTTTGAGGAAAAAATGGACAAAATGGCATTCATGAATATTATTCACCGCAGTAAATAATCCATTCCATTTTGGATCCATCTTTTTGATGTTCATCTTTTCTTTTCGAATCCAATAATTCAAGAGTGTTTGGTCTGTCGACCATTTCCATGCACCCATGCCATCGATAAACATTTTAAATTCTTGTCGATTTAAAAACTCTCGTGCTGTTTGACCATTTAGATATTTTTGGAATGACTTATTCATAACCATTAAACCCATATTCATGAATGGAAAACCTGTACGGTCGTTATATGTCCAATCAATCTTCAATGAACCATATTGCATGCGTGAATAGTTTGCAATCTTTTGAACATACCACGGTTCGATACTCATTTCTGCTTCGACTACACCACCAAAGTCATACTCTGGATCGAGATCTTCAAAAATGTCTGGTGCTGTAGGACGAATCCAAATATCTGAATCGATAATAGCAATCTGATCATACTTGTCGAAGTAGTCAAATGCATTCTCTTTCTCATAAATTGGGAGAAAGCCACCATGTTTTTCGTAGGACTCTTTACTACGATTTGTGCTAAAAATGTCTGGTTTAATTCGAAGAATAGGTTGACGCTGACAAATATAATCAGCGCCAATCTTTTTAGCATATTCTTCGGCAGACTTTGTACAATGATCATATAATCGTGAACGCTTTCCAACGTACACTTGATAAATCAATTTATTTGACATCAATCTTCCTTTGTGACACTTTCACTGAATCATTCTTACGAGCCGACAAAGCTTCTTTGCCATAGAATGCTGCAACGATTGCAGCAACAGATACAAAATATGTAGGTGCCATATCACCTAACACATCTGCAGCCTTTGGTAATTCAAACCATATCGATAATACTACAAGAGCAGGATAAAGCAACATGCCGAATAAGGCAAACCATGCCATATTCCGCTGCGCATCCTGCTTCTTGTCTTCATTTTCGATACGCATTAAGCGTTCGTCCATATCTAACTCATCATCAGTTACGATGCCGTCCCCATCTAAATCATACTTCTCGTACTCCGAGTTCGGCTCTAGTTTCTTTTGCGCAGCCATCTGCGATCTCCTTGATTGCGAGTGCGATTTCTTTCGCACGTTCGAAACCATTACGAAGTGAGTTCGACCGATGGCCGTTCTCTAAAAACCACTCAATAGTATCTATATCGCTACCTTCAACAGACATTGAGTAGTCCTTAGTAATCTCTTCAAATTCGAAACGAAGATTAAACAGCTCAAAGAAATTTTGCATACAATTCTCCAATCACAACATAGAAACCATAACCAAAAATACTCCAAATTACAATGAAGCCAAATACTGAAGGATCATCCCAGCCAGTATCATCCTTCAATCCAAGTCTACGACCAATTTTATCTAGCATTAAAGCATTCTCCTTAGTTCAGCAAATAAGTATTCTTCAGCATCGTCTTCGTTGCACTGGAAAAGAATACCTTCACCTCCAGCTTCTTCCCAACGTTTGATATTTTCAGGTTTATCATCGATAAGAATATTAGGAAGACGAGTAAGTTGATTGTAAGCATACTTATGTTTATTGCTAGTGAAGATACACTTCTCAACTTCAGGCATAAAGCCATGGCGTTCTAGCCATACACGTTTCCAATATGCTGAGTTGTATTCGTCACCGCGAAGAGGTGATGAGCAAATGCCCCAATCTCCACCTGAAACTTCTTGAACATACTTTACAATAGCATCTGTTTCAGGGAACTTTTCGATGCGATTGAAGAAGTCTGTATTGCGTAGCTCGACGAAGATGCCGTCACGATGCTGAATTGACTTCCAATGGTCAACCTTGTACATACGTTCTACTTCACCAAAGAAGTCGGCGATTACGCCATCCATATCTAGGTATACTGTCATGCTACTTCTCCTTTTGCAATTGCATCATTAATAATTTTTGATGAATGGTTATGCATAACCTTCAACCATACATCTTTACCAAACTGTTCGAGCACAGCTTCCATTACAATCTCACGAAATGCTGGTGCAACATGATCTTCGATGTTGTTCCAGTATTTTTCATCTTGGCGAATACCATAGCGGTAAACTTCCATATGTGTAGCAATAGGAACTGGCATTTTCATGGTGTAAACCCACTGGTCACGACGATTGCCAAGACCGTTGTTAAACAAATCATGAATAACATTCAGTGCTCTACGAAAGCGATCAAGCTTTTTGTTTTTAGAGTTGGGGAATTCACAACGACCTTGTGCAGGTACACGTTCGAAAAGTTGATCAATCACATTTTCAAGATCTGAGCAAGTACGTTCCATCCACATTATTTGTTTCTCCAAGCTTCAATAGTTGCATTATATGATGAAGGGTTAAGTTGTTCCCAAACGTCGAGTGGTGCAATACCTTCTTGACGCATTTCGCGATAAGTCTTTGGTGTAAGACCAGACTTGATCAGAAACTTCTTAAACTTCGCCTTAGTAAAAGGACCATTCGAATATTTAAAACGAGCCATAATCTCGCCATTGTAGCGAAGGTATGGACCATCGTTTGAAAAAAGCTCTTTGTGAAACATGATGTATTCTCCTCATCTCTAATTATAGGTCTATTATACCCTAAAGATCCAGGATTGTACATGCTTTTTTTTAATTATTTTTAATTTTTTTACGTTTTTTTCGTAATGCTCTGAGTCTAGCGAATCGTGTTACTTCTCGAAAGAAACGTACCTCTTTAAGAGATCTACGCTTCCTTCTAGCTGTGGTTGATCGATGAAGCCGATCTGCTTTCTTTGAGTCTTTATCCATGGAACATTTGTCTACGGTTATATTCATCACGCCAATGAATGAGTTGGTCAATCCAATCATCTCGCTTTTCGATGTACATAACAGGATGCCAGTCGTCTACGTCCATTACAATACGAAGCATTTGGACTGGCATACCTGTACGTTCTTCCCACATTACTGCATAGCCTGAGCCTTGCATAAAGTAATTAGGAATATCTTTCTTTTTCTTTGGTCTACGACTTGTTTTCCAATCAACAATCGTTGGCTTGCCATCCCATTCTACGACAGCATCACAAGTACCTGCTAACTGAAGATGGTCACTATAAAGTGGTACTTCAGTAGCAAATACTTTAGTCACATGCTTGTCAATCAATGGCTTAAGATTTTGCAATGATTGTTGAATGTGTGGAAGGAATTCAGAGGTGTCTTCACCATGAAGATATTTCTCGATGATGCTATGCACTTGTGTACCACGATTAGCTGCGCGTTGGCCAACTTTATTGGCTTCTTCTTCACCGACGCGTTTACGCCATGCTGCAATCTTTGCTTCGTTTACAAGACTGAGGACTGTAGTAACGCTAGGATAAGCATTCCCAGTAGGGCTAACATACCTGCGACCATCTGAATGTTCAGCACGATCCAAGTCTTCATAGCCGAGATCAATTTTTTCATGGATAAACTCCATATTATTTCCATTCCATAAGTTCTTTTAAATTGTCAGAGCTATATTCTACCACATTTCCTGTCGCAAGTAAACAGTAAAATGATGCATTTTTCTCTACAACCGCGAAACGACCAGTTTCATCAACGACAACAATAACTACTGATGCTTGTGTAGTACCATCATCCATCCATGAAAAACCACCGAGTCCCATTAATGGGTACATATTTGATTTGTCAAATTCTACAATCAAACCAGGCAAATCACCGCATGGTACTGGTTTAGAATAGAGCGGAGCTCCAGTTGGATTGTTTTCTTGAGCTAGTACTGGCGAGCAACTCGCGAATAAAAGCATGGCCGCACTGGCCAAAATACGTTTCATTTCATCGTATCCCCATCATTTCTTTTGTCATAATATAGTCACGCACAATGCCTGACCGCACAATATCATCCCAACCAAATTGTACGGTTGAGAAGTTCTTCATTCTTTCCATTACATTAAGAAACTTAGCTAAGCCGTTTCTTTCCCCCTCATGATGGAAGTCGGACTGCAAATAATCACCGCAGAAAATCATACGAGTGTTTTCTCCAGCCCGTGTCATGACAGAGTCTAGTTCATGGAAATTTAAGTTTTGCATTTCATCAACAAGAATGATAGCTCTATCATATGTTTTACCTCTGATAAAAGAGGTAGATTCGAATTGAATGATATGATTAGATACGCATTTATTATATGCTGCCTTATCTTCAAACAATTCTTCAGCAATGCCCCGATATGGAGCCTGAAAGACGTCAGTCTTTTCTTCTAGTTTTCCTGGTAAGTAACCAACTTCTCGTACTGCTACTACAGAACGAAGAATAATCAGCTTATCGTATGGTGTATCTCGCTCTAAGATACTTTCAAGAGCCAAGTACATACCAAGAAATGTCTTACCAGTTCCGGCAGAACCAGCAAGAATAAGGTTTTCACCTTCATCCCACAATTTAAATGCTTTGTCTTGGTTTCCAGTAATTGGCTCAAATTCAAGCAAATCGTCGTAGCGTACTTTTGAAGAAGAACTCATGTTCTAATTTTACTCCCAGGATGGTCGTTTTTAATTTTAGTTAGTCGATTATTCCACTCATTGCCAGCAGCTTTCATAGTAGAACCATCTTTACCAGTAATGAACGACATAGGCTTCAATACACGCTCAAGACCATATTCTTCGCAAGTCTGTTCTAACTCAGAATACGAGCAAGTAATATCCCATTCGTGGTCACTATCGGAATCTTTTTTACGCACTGTGTAAGTTGGCACGGATCTTTTCCTCGATTTCTGCAATGCGCTGTTCTAGCACACCAATGGTAGTATGTATATGACCCGTATCATGTGGTTGTAGCTGAGACTTTTGATAAGCAACTTCTTCTTGAAGTACCAACAAATAGTCGAGAGGATTTACTTTACTCATACTGCACTCCTATATTGAAACCAATCTGGCTTCTCGCGTCTTGTCCAAACCATTTTAAAACGATCTTGTTTGGTTTGGTAGAATGCACGATACGCTTCGACTGGATCGCCAAGCGCAATACATTCAGGGTTAGATTTCATAGCAAGCTTGAACGGTGTCATCTCGCCATTACGATATGGTATATTTAGCGGTTTTGCTTCGAGCACTTCCCGCAATTCACGATCTGTCTTATGTACTTTGCCATAGCGAAACGTATATTCTTGGCACAGAGCAGAGAAATGCTGCCAATGCCAATCATAGTTAGCTGCACTCTCCATTGTCCATACGGTACAAGGATGATTGAAGTGCACGGCTTTGTAGATAAGATCTTCGAACTGGTTGTCAAGCTTGTAGTACTTGACCATGGTTTTACCAGATTTGGATGGTCTGCGTTCTACAGTACCATCAAGCATACGATGTGCCGTCGACAACATTTGAGCCGATTCGACAATCATTTTAGGGACGTGCTTGTCACACTGCCACATGGCAGATACAATAGGACAAGTGTCAAGGACAAAAACATTCATAATAAAAAACCCCTGTAACTTAGCATATGTACTATTATACCAAATTACAGGGGATTTGTAAACTCCTAAATTTAAGTGGCTTCTGCAATACGTTTATCGATAAACGCTCGTTTCTCTAAGATCTTCGTTACTCTTTCTACCAGTCCCTTCTTTTGCAGTTTTGCAGCGTAATCGCCGAGGTCTTGAGAATCTTGTTTTAATCTTTCGAGCTGAGTTGCAGTCATCAGGTGTTTTCTCCGTAGTTAATCGAAAATTCCAGGATAAGCCTCCTCCACTACTGTTTTTGTAATGCCTTTTGGCTTTTCCTTATTGATCATACCCAAAACAAGAAGCGCTTCCTTAGGATGGATCGCTTCAATCAAACCGATGAAGATACTTTCGCGTTTAAATGCAGGCATGCGGTCTCCCGGTCCACCCTTGACGAAGAAGCGAAAGTCTTTATTCTTTTTTGCTAAATGAGTTGGCGCGTTATGCTCCTCACAAGGAGTGTAAGGAGGATTACCGGCGGGAAGATTCCATTTGATCTTCTCACTAAACGAGCCGAGTAGATAATCTTTCAGGCCCCAATTGTCGTCATGCTGTCGCAAGATCTTAATTTTGTCGGCCTTAGTTTTGGTTTTTTGAACTTCTTCAAGAATTTCATGTACGTACTTCATATTAACCTCTGAAATTATTTATATCTTCAGATGTCTTGAATGAATTTTACATCCTATAAATTCATTATAATATTCGTCGCTAAGCAGCACATCATTCTCAAATTGTAACTTAGCTTCAAAATATGACATCTCACCTTTAGTTTTGCAAAGTCTGAGTATCTCTCGTTTGTAATTATTATTACCTTTAGACTCTACGAGGGACATGACTTCTTTTGACGATCCATAATATTCCCGCCAGTCAGACTCGACACGCGTTCGTACACGTCTCTTACGTGTCTTCGTGACGGGTAATATTTTTGGTTTCCAGAAATTCTTTTTTCCAATATATTTTTTGTTGGTGTCCAATTCGGTGATAACGTAGACAAAGCCTTGGAAATCTTCTGGTGTTGAGTCGTAAGGTTCATTATTGTAATACCACATACAGGTATCTATTCATCAAATTCCTCATGCGGATCCCAACCTACTTGATCAAGATTCTCTAAACCTTCTCTCAACGGTTCGGCTTCTGCCCGACGGCCACACGCCGGGCAGTATTTAGCCTTATCAAAAGTTTCAACGATACTTACTGTATCACATTCTTCACATTCGATACGGTACATTGTCATTAGAAATCAATCTCACAAGCTCCACCTGCACATGCTGCTGCGCCAAGTGTATCAACGTCAGTATATTTCTTTTCTGTCAAGTCTTCCTCCCAATCAACTGTTTGCAGATTCTTTTGGATTTTATTCCACTTATGAAGAAGGTATGAATCCTTCAAACAGTATTCGGCTTGTTTTACATCGCCTTTAGTGTAGTTATTGGCAAAGTTTTCAAAGCGACGTACCCAATCTTGACGTGCAGAGTTTTCAGATGACTCGAGCGAGATATCGAGGCCGTAACCCTGTGCAGTAGCACATGCATCCCACAAATTAGGGAATACTTTAAGGGCATCGACAACCATACCTGATGCAAAGATTGCACCTTCACTATATTTCTTTACCATTTCTTTTGCAGTAATAACTGCAGTATTTGGTGCTTGGTTAAAGTCTTTATCACCCATCATTGACAAGAATGAAATGCCTGCAAATGAGTGGCGATTCTTAAATACATATTCTTCTACTTCGTCCCAGTCATCGACGAGAATAGTATTAGAAACGTTATGCCTTACACCTTTGTCTGCACAAAGATCTTCGTTTGTACCTGCATTAACCCAATGCTTTTGAGCTTTTGCAACTAGATCCAAATGCTTGACACCAATTAGATCATCTTTAAAGATAGAACCTTTTTTCGGCACAATAGGGAAAGAAACAACAACATCAGTTCCGCCTGCAGACCAAACAGATTCTTCGACCATATATGGATTTGATTTCATGATAGCTTGTGTAATCTCAGACTCTTTGTTCATTTGAACATTACGAATATACATATCAGAATGCTCAGCATGAATACCAGAAGCAGTTTGAAGAAGAACAGAAGCATTGCCGCTTGGTTTGACACACGTTGTTCGAGCCGCTGGATTGATTCCGATAATTGCTGCAACTTCTCTATTGATCTCTTTGACAATCTTGGCTCCTTTCTCTAAGATCTTTGCATCGAAGAGAATATCGGGATTATTCATCCAGCCGGTAATTGATACGCCCAACAGTGCTTCTCTATCAAAAATTTCTTTTGATGTTTCAGATAAGAATTTAAAATCTGTGTAACCAGCTTGGAGTGTGCCTAAGATCGCGGCCGCACGACAAGCCTTAAAGAAATCTTCTTCAGTAACACACATGCCACCGTTGATTTCAGTAAGGTTACATCCTTGCCAACCAGATTTGCCATCAATCTGTGGGAACATACCGATCTCAACACATGGATTTGTTGTGTGCTCTGTTGATTCGACAAACACAAAACCAGGTTCACCAAACTGTTTAACAGATTCCATAATTTTGCCAAACTGTTCTTTGGTTGTAGTATCACGGACGATAACAGCAGAATTGTTAGAACGTGCACGCTGAGGATTATCTACAAACCAGTTACCAGTTTTTGCATTCATCATTTCTTCATCATCTGGTGAAAACAGACAAATTGTAGCAGAACGACGAACACCACCTGATAATACTGCGTCAGCAGCATGCATAGTAATATCGTATACGTTAATTGGCTTGAGGGCTACAGGTTCTTTTGCATCAATGACCAAGCTTTGGAGCAAATGCTCGATCTTATCAAGAGAACGACGTAAACCTTCAGGACCAGGTGCTTTAAATCCACCAGAGATTTTAGAACCCTTTGGACGAATTTGTGAAAGGTCGAAGAATACACGACGACCAGCAAATTCAGGATGTGTACCGCCATCTACAAAATATGATGACATCAGTACATTCAATGCAGAAGCCCAACCTTCGATAGAGTCTTCTACTACATATCCTTTAGCTTGCTTTGTACGCTGCGTAATAAGAGGTAGCTTGGCAACATGATGTGACTGTACAGAAAACCCTGCACCAGCACCACAAAGCAAGATATAGAATACTTCACCAAAAAATTCTGGTCTATCAACATAAGATGACGTACAATTGTACATACGCATCTGATGTTTCATTAGCTGCTCACCACCAAATTGTAGTGAACGCTGTGCTGCAAGAACGCGCTGCTCTTTATAAGCTTGACGTGCTTCTTCTAAATATTCGGATAATTCATTTGATTTAGAATTATATGTTGTGTTATGCATTTCGATAACACGATCTACGGCTTCATCCCATGATTCATAACGATTGTCTTCGTCTTTGTATCGGGAGTAGCCTTCATAAAACTTCGTGTCGGACAAAAACTTTCTCGTGTCAACAGATGCTGTTGCCATTGCTACCTCGCTATGTGTATATTGATTAGATTTAGTGGTAGTATTATATATCAAATACTACATTTTGTAAATGCTTATTTACGAAAAATATTTGTCAAGCATTTCAATTCTATCGTTTGCGGCTGCCATCTTATCAAGCTCTTCTTGAATGGCTTCAACGATATCGCTATGCTCACCAATCCCGACACTTTGATTCATATAAACCATGATATTTGTTTTAGCTCGTTCTAACTCGCCTTCGGAATGCATACGTGCTGCTTTAATCAGTTGCTCTTTCATTATTTTCTCCGTGCTTTTTCTACTGCTCTACTACCAAACCAAAATGAAATAATGGCAGCAAAGATTGCTTTCGTTTCTTCATCCCATAATAATTGAATTGCTTCATTAAATGGTGTACCCATTTCAATAGCGTTCATCAATAATGTGATTTCAATTGTTGCAAAAAGACCAAAAAATGCATATGTAATTACTGGCCTTACCGATTTTTGTAGGACTGATGTCCAACCTGTTGATTGCATGATTGCAGTATCATGAGCAATCAAACGCTCATGCTCTTTATCTGCACCCATCTTTTCGTAGAACTTCATATCGAGTTCATAGCCTTGAGCCTTTAGTTCGGCCATGGCTTTCATTTTATCGATCTCATGTTTGCGGTCAGCTTTATCTTTAAAAATGTCTGTTACCGCTGGTACTGCAGAGCCTGCAAAACCAAGTAGAGATCCGAGAAGGGATAACATTAACCTATTCCTTTTTCATCTACGTACTTACGAAAACGTTTGAGCAATGTTGGACGTGCACTCTTTTTACGTCTACGATCATGCATTGTCGTAGTTTTGAGTCTTGGTCCCATTGCTGTATCAGCGGGATTGGGGATATTAGCAGTCGTTACGTCTTCAGGAACATCCAACGTTTTAGGATAGTTCTTATCACCTGGTTTGAGTTTCCTCTTGCCTTGTGCACGTCTTTTTCTGATATTATCCCATAAGCTCATTTGATAATCTCGCTTGTTGTAATGTAAATCTTTTGATTCGTGTTTAAATGAGTCGCCTCATAGATGTCAATACCAAATACATTACCAACTGGATACGATTCTTCGTGTACTCTAATTTTGTCTTTAGGATTCACAAGTTCCTCGAACGACGAGTTAATAACTTTTGATTCCATAATCTTATATATGCCTGGTGACAATTGTCTATCGTCACACACAAACCATTCATTGCTTTCCATCAAAAACGCTGATGCGTCTGGTCCACCTGATTCTCGCATAATCTTATCGATTTGATCATCTCCCAAGCCGTTGTTCTCTTTAATGAGATACAAAGCTGCGGCGAACGAACCGAGTCTGGAAGATCCTCCTGGTACCTTTGAGAGCAAGCGCTTGATGTTAGCACAAAGCCTAACAAAAGGAGTATAAGAAGATTTTTTGGCATCAGTATCGAGAAGGGTTTTCTTGATACGTTTACCTTTTTCGTCAATGACTCCTTGTTTATATGCATCCCATTCTTTCCAATCCAGTACAAGCATACGAATAAATCGGAATGTGTAAACTAGGTCTGCACCTCTTTTGATAATACTCATATCTTTCGTAATGCCTCAATTACTGTCTGATCCTGTGGTATTCCAGTATATTCGTCAAGTCTAATATATCTTAAATAAACTAGAAACGGTTTAATCACTGGCCAGTGGCGTTCATCTAATTTTAGTTTTAGTATTTCTAATGCTGCCTCAATACCAAAAGAGTTAAAGATAACAATCAAGTGGTTGATGATAAGTCTCTCGGCCAATTCTCCTTGATCAAGATGACGGTTCACCAACCGCTTGATGTATTTAAAGCGTTTCAAGTCCTCATAAAATTCTTCGATGTCGGAGAATTGAGGCTTGTAATAATGCTTTGCTGCGTAAAGGAAGAGATTCTCTTCAGTGAGTTCATTGAATATCATAACAAGATTATATATTCAGTTTACTCTTCTTCATACATCACAGCTTCAAGCTGCTCAATAAGTGCTTCTTTCTTTTCGCGGCGATCAAGCTCAATGCCATATTCTCTGCCAAGTTCTTCTAATTCTAACTTAGACATTGATGGCAAATCGTACTCGACCCATTCAACTTCTTCTTCAACTGCTGGTTCTGCAATCTCTTGGATAAATTCCATAGTAGGTACACCATGCCATTCATCGATCTGAGCTTGCGTATGACGACCAGAAACAAGAAGTTCACCTGAGTTAGGATCTTCCCAACCACGTAATGTAGGTACCGCAGTGTGGCACCAACCTGGGGCTTTGATCATTTTTGCATTCCTTTGTAAGCTGCTGCAATTTTATTAACAATGTTACGATCGCCTGTTGTGGTGTTATCACCATTGCTACGAGCTTTCGCTTGTGAAGCAACAGCGCGACCAGCTTTAGAAGCATCGTCATGACCCTTTTCCTCAGTATCATCTACTTGAGGTTTACCATGACCATCCTTCATCTTTTTAGCAGAAGCGTTTCTATCTGTTGGCTGCTCATCAGGCTTTGTAGCACCTTTTGTATGCTGAGCATGATCACCAGCTTTTTCCCAAATAGACATCAACTTCTCGCGAATAGTTGACTCTTTCGTTGCCATTTTATCGTCCTTCTTAGGATTCATAACTGCAGTATCATCTTTACCAACAGCCTTTTTATCTTTTGCAATATTTTTACTAATAGCTTTACGACGCTTCAACAAATATTTATCTGATGCATCCTTATCTCCATCGTTATCGACATCGCCGTCTTCACGACCTACTGGATCCATTTTTTCTTTTTTGACATCAGTTTTTTTTGTCATTGGTACCATCCGCGTTTTTGTTTTACCTTCTTTATCAGTGTAATTTTCTGGCTTTTTATCTGCAGATGTTACGGCTTCTTTGACGTTGCCTTCGTCATCATAGTCTTCGCACTTGTATCTTTTACCAGCAACCACAAAATGTGAGTCACCGTTTTTACGTGCAGCCATAAGGGCAGCAGTGAAAGCATTGCCTTCATCTTTTTTCGTAGCTTCTTCGATGGCCTCTTCTGGAGCGGCCCACTCCCTGTAAATGTTTTTAAACATTGTTTTCTCCTACATCCATTGGGCCACTAATGAGCCAACAGCGGCGATTACTGCCGCAATTACGATTTTATTTATCAATGCAACTGTTCTCGAGTTTTCATCGACTTTACGTTCTATATCATCTAATTTTACAGAAAGACGATTGATGCGTTCATACATCTTATCGTGATCATCCTGTAAAGAACTAATTTTTTCTTCGGCACGAGCCATCGCTACCATTGCATCAGCCAACTTGTCTAGCTTTGCTTCGATACGATCGAGTCTTTGGTAATTATTATCGTTATCTGCCATTAGCATTTCCAGCGTCGACGCGCCGCCTTTCCTCTTTCACTCGTCCAACTCCGCGAACGAGCACAGAACGACTTACGTCTTTTAGCATCTTTACTACCACGCTTGACTTTACCTGTCACCGCAGTTTGTAAGTTGCCACCAGTTTTGCGATTGACTGCATCAACACCTTTTTGTGTCATACCAGCACCCTTTTCAGTGGCTCTAAAATGACCTTTAGCGTCTTTGCCTGTCAACTTTTTCTTTTCGACAAAAGTCTTAAACGTCTCCATCGATATCTCCTTTGGCCATATCACGATAACGTTTCTTCACGTCTGCCTTTGACATACGTTCGACGTCAGTAATCATCGATGGCTGTTTAACGATCTTTCTTAATTGGTTTTTAACATCACCAGGTGAACGACCTAACATAATCATATCAGGCAATCCATCAACAGAAACACGGAACATCATCTCCTCGTTAACTTGACCAGGAGTCTTTGCCCTCGCCAAACGGTTAGCTTCAGGTGTACCATCATCAGGTAACCTTTGCTCTTCTCTTGATTTAAGAAAAGCAGCTACCGCCATTTTGCGGCGTTTCTCTTGTGATTTACCCTTAAACTGAGGAGCCTTAGACTTACGAAAGTCTTTGATATAATCCCCAGCGTCAGCGTTCTTACCTAATGGCATTAGTTAATCTTTCCATGCTTTCTTCTTAGATCTGCTAAACCCTTTGGTGTTTTTACCTTAGAATCTCTAGCTTGATCTTTTTTATCTAATGCATAGCCAGCAATTTTTCCGTCTTTAGATTTATCTTGGCCATGCTGTGCAAATTTACCATCTGTCTTTTTTAAACCACGACCTTGATGATCAGGATTCATACCTTTTTGACGTGCTACACCCGGTGCACCGCCATGTTGACGACCTGTAACACCACCGCGGGCTTTATCGATAGCAGCAGTTCTTTCGGCAGATCTTTCGTTAACACCTTCTTTAGCCATTGATTTAACTTTCTTACGAGTACCAATAGCTTTTGTGTCAGGCTTATCCATTACACCACGTACGTCCTTACCAGGATCATCTTTGCCGTGATAACCTTGTGCTTTACCTGGCGGAAGTTTCTTAATCTTACCACCTTTAGCCAAGAATGCTTTTACTGCATCAGAATCTTCTTTCTTATTCTTTTCTTTCTCGTCATTGCGAGCTGCCCAAACAGCTTTACGCTGAGCGGCTGATGCATAACCTTCTTCAACTGACTCGTTTTGATCACCTTTACCGTATGAATATAAAGTTTTTAAATAATCATTTGCTTTGGTTAATTTATTTTGATACCATTCTTCCATATCTCCAGCAGATTTTACTCTCTCTTCAATCCCGTCTAGAAAATGTCGCATAGCTTTGATTTGCTTCGTAGCCATACTTACTTCTTCTTTTCCACCAGTATCTGTTGAATCTACTGCTTCTCTTATCTGCTGAAAGTTTTTCATTACGCTAAATCCTTATCGTGGTTAAGACCACCTTTTTTCTTCTTAACAATAAAGGCATTAACACGTGCATGTCCCCATTGAGAAGGTGTTGTACCAGGACGATGGCCAGTTTTCCATGCAGCCACTCCTCTGTTATATACCTTACGAAGTGTAGCAGTAGAAATACCAGACTTTTTGGCCTTATCGGCAAGCGATGCGCCTGCTTTATCTTCTGCAATGTAATCAGTAAATTTAATCATTCTTGTCCCCAAACATCTGTTTAAATTGTTTAGTATATTTGCTAGGCTTTGTTTTAGCTTTCTTATCACCTGGTGCAGGCTTGTATGCACTCGGATCATTATCTGCTTTTTTACCATGTTTTTTGAAGTGTGCGTCTCGCGCCTTCTTCGTAGACTTTTTCAAGCCTTTAAAATATGGTGCAGGTTGAGTACCTTTACGATCCTTAATATCAGGATCTTGACGAGATGATTGATTACCTTCGCGCTCTAATACTTCAACAGCTTCCAACCACTTTCTCATTTGAATACCATTTGCTTCAACGATCAAATAGTTTGCACCTCTGCGGATGATAGTAGCTACTACATCGGATTCTTTAATTACAACTTGGTCACCGGGCTGGAACATCCCTTCGACAAAATCTTCACGACGTTCTGATACTGGATTTAATTTTAAATGATTTTTATACTCTTTTGTTTCTTTCAGGCCCATGCCTTTACGTACGGCATTGAAGAGACTTTTAGCATCAGCATTTCTTATAGTCTTTGGAAGACCTTGAGAAAACTTTGTAAAATCATTATCGGACGCAGCCTTACGCATTTTAGATGCGGACATTCCAGTAATACTTTCAGACTCAGGATCTCGTTCACCTGCGCTGACAATTGAAATCTTTTGAAAATTAAAGAAGCCATGGCGACCCTTCTTGCCATTTACAGCATTAAGTCGTGCTTCAAATTCGTTGACTCTATCAGAACCAACAACCATGACAACATTTTTAAATCCTTCGTTGTAGATTGCTGTAGCAACTTCCATTACATTGCGAGCCTTTGGACTCATCATAATAGATCGAGCATATTTAGGGAATGCTTTACGAGCAAACTTAACTTTTGTCTTATAGTCTAATGGATTCTTTTCTTCGTCTTGAGACGGCGATAAAAAGATACGATATGGATTACGACCGGCTTTTGTGGCAAGCTTATTCAAAAGCTTTTCATGACCAATAGTCGGAGGATTCATTCTACCAAACGTAAAATAAACCGTCTTCTCTTCTTCCACTAGATATGATCTGAATGAATTAATCATCGCTTACGCATAATCTCCTGCTTGCGCTTCTGAGGCATCATGCGTCTTTGCATAATCTTAATACGTTGCTGCCAACCACCCTGTGATAAACGCTTTTCAATATTCTTTTTCTTAGCGACAGATACTTCGCTCTTCTTCATCCCTTTACCAGCCAACTTATCGGCGAATGCAGCTCTTGCACCACGGCGTGCACGACGAGAAAGGACATCTTTCTTCGCCATTCTTTTTTCTGCTCTTTTTCTGGCTAGTTTCAACATAGTCTTGCGGCGCTTCATAACTCGCGCAAGCTTACGTCTACCTTGGACTGATAATTCTTCTTTTTTAGGCTCTACTGACTCTTCGTGGTCATTATGACGCTTACGCTTCTGCGCATTCCAGTTAATCTCACCCGATTCTCCTGGACGATAGTCTACAATAGTAAAGTCTCTAAATGACAATGGTTTTGCCATTAGTTTCTCCCTGGTTTATCCCATCCTTTTAATACATCTGGTGAAAAGTTGGCATATGAAAATTCCATACGATCAACGATTTTCACCGCATCACCACCAAGTTTATCGATAGCTACATAACCTTCCTGGTCTGTGACCCGATACCCTTTTGTTGTTTTCAAAAACGTGCTTACATTATTTAATTTATTTAAACTATTTATACATTTTAATTTCGCCATTACGATGACGCGCTGCAATTCAAAGATCTGAATTAAAGACTGTTTATTTTTAGGAGAAAAGAATGCAAGCAAATCGTCTAGCTTTTTTTGTTGTGCTGACTTTCCTTTTTCCGTCTTTCTTGCATCAATTTCCTTTTTATATTTCGCATTAATCCATTTAATAAGAGCATCAACTCTACGCTTAGGGTCAGGAGGAATTGCGCCGGCCCTGACATAGGTATTCCCATGCGTTTCAATATGTTGAGCCAAAGTTTGATTAGCCTCGAGCTGACGTAGTGTTGTACCAGCAATCCGATTAAAAATAAACCCAGCCGTCTTAAGATATTCATTGACTTCTTCGGTTTCCTTTTTAGTCATCGTATATCTAGTCATATCACGAAGCATTGCATCTTGAGACCAAACATCTCTTGATTTCTTAAACTTTGATACGTCTACTCCGTACGACGCCCGCATCGACTCGAACGAATTTCCTGTATATGTGGTGTGCCACACAACTCCAAGTTTTGCTGCCTTAATTTGCTTGGCCATTGGCGTACCAGCAGGGACTGCATACACGATCGTATTTGGGTGGAACGTAACATATGATTTACCACCGATCTTTTTTGTTTTAAGATCCGGTTGAGTATAAAGAATATCACCTTGTATAACTCCTTTTATCCCCAAGCTAGGTAAATGTTTAAGAGCGAGTTTAAGCTTAGCGTTAAGATCGCCAGATGTGTCAGCATCAATATCCTCATCGCTCTTGTATACTTTGGGAGACTTGTTAAAGATTCCTTTTTTCGCCACGAAGAATCTGCCATCCCGAGGATCAATGCCAGCAAACACAGCAGGAGCGCCGTCCCACTTAACAGATACGTTACCATCGTGTTTACCTCCTAACATGTCTCTTAATGACCGTAAGGCCATAATCGCATCTCTTGTACCCTTCACGCCACCGTAGATAACCTTATCTTCGATGTGTGTCATGTGGGTATTTTTTTGTTCAGTAATATACTCTCTAAAAGACATTAGATTTCCTTTGCGGTGCGTCCTGCCTTAGCGATAGGAAATACACCAACTCTCGCATTTTTAATGAAGACACCTGCTGCTCTACCACCTCTGTCACCTGTGTAACGAGCATAGTAGATAGCATCATAGCCTTGACCTCGGGGAATACTGCCGTTTGTGTCTTGGTGATTTGATACAATTTTAAATGTACCACCAGCTTTTACAACTTTCATTGGACCTTGATGAAACTCATCGACGTTATTTACACCACGTTGACGTTTCGTATAGTCTACACCCCACACCGACTGTCTAATTACAGTCTGATCTTTTGCTTTACGATATACCGAGTCTCCACGTTTCAGTCCATCTGGGAACATCTTAACAAGATCTTCCATGAACTTCTTTACTTCTGCATTATTGTTAAATACGCTGTGCGATAAACCACCATATTGTTGGAAGTCACTAGCTTTGGATCCATCTTTATGTGAGATCCATGCGCATGCCTTGCCATCTGCATCAACTAAATGAAAATCTGATTTAGGTACACCAGCAGTTGTTTCAACACCAGTCACCATCACCTTTCTTTTACCAACAGTCATAGGCAAAATAGACACGCCTTCTTTTGTCATCGCATCTTCAATTGCAGTTCGTAGTTTTGCTAATTCTCTATCTTCGGCTTGCGTACCAAATCCAATACCTTTACCACCAAACTCTGGAGTTTTAAAGAAATCGTGCGGATACTTTACATCTTTTGCGCGACCTTTACATGTACCTTTGATTGTCTTACTAAAACCACCATTTGGCATCTCTACTTTTAAATCATCAAGTTGGTTTTTATTGATAATAAAAGGACCATACTTAGTTAAAAATTCTTCACCATCCTTGATCTTATCAAGGAATACCTGTACACGTGCACCACCACGTTTAGTGAGGTCATTATGCTTGAGGACTGCATACATGTTTTTCTCCTCTAGGTATTGTCTAAAT